GCTCTAGCATAATACGTAATGGCTCTAGGCTTGACATATCACCATTGACATAATCAAATCCTAAGTTAGCAATCTCTTCTCCAATGACTTGCTGAAACAATTTAGACAACACTTCATTAGCTATGTCGCTACCCATAGGCTGTTCTTTCTTTATCTTGAAGAACAAAGAAGAGTACGCTTGTTTCTGTGCGGTAGTCATAGTAGGATTGTTTGACATAAACAGAGCTTCTATTTCATCGGGTGTTACAGTACGCTCGTACTTAGTCATGGCACTGTCGATAGCCTGTTTAATCTTGCGAACATCCTTACTGAATAGCTTGTCGGGGCATTTCGCTCCTCGGTGGTCATCATAGAATGACCTATTCATAAGACTTCTAATTAATGATAATTCCATTTAATTTCTCCATATCTTTGGGGTCACGATATTTCAAATCGTTAGTTAGTTTAAGGACACGTACATCAGATACATGCCCACGTAATTCTTTCGCCATCTGCAATGTCTTAGGTAATGCATCGGGGTCTAATGCAATTACTGCTGTCGAGAACTGCGAGAGAAATCCTTTATGCGACTCCTGTAGAGATGTACCAAGAATCGCAACCCCAACAAAGGAACTGTAACCAACAACAGTTGCACTCACACAGTCCTCAACAACAACAGCCACCTTACCACAACCTGCGGTGAATGGCAACCCACTATTTCCATATTTCTTCCATTTAGGAAGTCGCTTGCTAAGAGAACGACCTGTAGCATCTACTATAACACCATCATGTCGAACTGGGAACACAGCACGATTATCTTTAACATCGTAATATAATTCCCATTCATCTATAGCATACTCTTCTGCGAACCTAGTGAGTTCACGCTGACCTTTACAAGGCACAACGTATTCGGGTAATACAAAGTCTTCTGCATATTTCTCAGCACCTGCGAAGCCCATGCCAGTTTTGATACTACTACGAATATCATCAACAGACAAATGGACACGAGTACCGCCTTTAATATTACAAGATGCTTTGTAACAATTCCACACAAGAGAACCCATATTGTTGGTGATTGTAAATGTGTTACGACCACCACAATTAGGACAGTCAGTCCTTTTTGTAGTTCCATTTGGAATATCATCACTTATATTGTTTATTACATTATTAGTATACATATCACTTTCCTGTGTGGCACTTGTAAGTGAGTGTACTGTGCATTTTTCTCGTTGTCAATGCATTATTTGCACTCATATACGTATTTTTCATATATGGCTTCACAGATTGTGGGTTAGCATGTCCTGTTACAGACATTATTTGTGCTATTCCTACACCTGCATCCACCATTTCTGTAGTACCTGTACGTCTTAAGTCAGATAAGCGTAACTCCTGTGGCAATTCTGCAACAGTCATAATCTTTTTTGCGTACTTAGGCAATTTATATATTGTATATGGTCTATATTCACCTTCAATCGGGCGAGGTCTAGGTGCAATATACTTCTGGAAGCCAAAATCTTTCTCTTGTTCCTTCAGCATATACAGTAAGTCATCATCAATGGGTAATTCAACATCTGCTCTGCGTTTGGATTGCTCAATATGTACACGAGCATCTTCAAAGTTTATGTTGTCCCATGTGAGTAGTCGCATGTCTCCTAATCTTTGACACCAAGAGTATGCCATGTGTGCAATCAATCCTATGTTACGTGTACTAAAATCGCTGTAGGCTACGTCTAAGAATGTTTTGACATGTTCTCTACTCCAGACAGTCTTTCGCCTGTCAGTGGTTCTCCTACGCACGTTAGAGAATGGATTTACAGTGGTATGTTCCATGCGTACTGCGTAGTTAAATAATATTCTAGCCACACCCATGATATGATTGGCGAAAGATATTCCTCTGTCACACCACATATCGTAGGCTAACTTTGCACGTTTGGTGGACACTTCAGTGTATCGCAAGTCTCCTATGACTTTACCATCCAAATCTGTGTCCAACAAAACACCCATGAAGTACTTGTATTGTGATTTAGTTTCATCACGTAAGTTCTTGTAATCATGGGACTTATAGTATTTGTCCACAAGTTGATTTACTTTTGTCATGCTGCCAACCACTCTGGCATACTTCTACCTTTGTTATAGCGAGCAAACTTTAGCTTATCTGCTCTGTAAAATGCACGATAAGCATTGATAGGTAGAAACTCGTCTGTCTTTAGGTCATCCATTCCACTAAAACATTGTGGATGTTTAGTCAAACCTAACTCTGGTAATTTAGAACGACCCATAAACAAAGCGACACTATGCTTACCTGCACCATGAGACTTACCATATCTAAATGTATACTCTTCTAGCATGGCTTGATAAATCTTGTAGGCATATTCATAATTACTACGACTGTGCATAGCCCACAATGTGCATGGATGTTTTTGATGCACAGGCTTATATAACTCCTGCTTCTCTGCAAACTCTGGTGCATGATGCCACAGTGCAGTACATAACATCTGTGCTTCTTCTAGTGGCATCTTTACAACGTGTTGGTCACACAAAGACCTAGCTATAATTCTTGGGTCAATGTCTACTATAAATCTATTCACGATAGTCTCCATCAATTAAATTTTTAAAGTTTTTAATCATCTGTTCATCTTCATCAGACGTAGAGTCAAAGTCTGAATCTAATGTAGGAAAGTTAAACTCCATCTGTCCTTCATCACTTCGACCCCATGTTATTTTCTGTGGCATACCACATTCACAGCAACGCTTGTCAAAATCAATCTCAGCGTTACAACAAAAAGAATAATTACTCATCACATCACCTGCATAAAACAAGCGTTTAGAGTAAACGTCATAGCAATCAACATTACTATCATCATTAATGTAAGTTGTCCTTCGCTCATTTTTTTACCTCCGATATAAATAAGAAGCCACCGCCATTACCTTCGGGGTCTTGAGATACTTCAATCATTACATCTTCTTTACCATTGCTAATTAAAAACTGTGGGAAAGAGTCAATGTCTTTCTCTTCTGACATACCTAGAAACTTCTTAATAGTAAAGCCTTCTAGTTGTTTGTAGTGTTCATCATATGCATTCATATCATTACTCCATTATAAAATCTGGTTCATCATTTGATAGCCAAGGAACAACTTGTCCTGTGTTCCATTTGTCTGCTTCTTTCTGTGCTTCTTCTGTTGTGCCAAACAGTTTAATTGGACTACTATCTGTCCACATAGAACCACATCCTTGTTTTACATACTCCAAGCCATCTGTTTCAAATGGCTCAAAGACTACTGCATACTGTATAAGTTTCATTCTTTTTTCTCCTCTTCTGGTAAGGTTTCTTTTAACTGGTAGTCTGTATACCAACCACCTTGCAAACCTCTAGGCTGTTCAAACTCTAGTAGTCTTGCTAGTGTAAACATAAGAGTTTCTATCTCACAAACGTGTTCATAAGAGATAGGTATTTTTTCTGACGTGTTACAGTTAAACTCTCTCAATACATTAACATACTTGAGTAAGTCTAGTCTGTCCTTCTGTTCTATTGTTATTACTTTTTTCATTTAAGTCTCCTAAAAAAATAAATAGTTAATAGTCACGTCAAGTATATAACACAACGTGACTATAGCAAGAAATAGTTTAAGTTCTTTGCTCATCGACTAAGCAACTTCGCCAATCAGAGACTTAAACTGCGGTGTGTCAGTCCACTTAGCAACTTCATGTTCTCTGTTGAACATGTTGACTGCTCGTGTATCAACACCAGTATTACGCAGATTGAAACCATTTCTCTCATCTGCATATGATGAGTAGTTAGTGAACGCACTGTATAGTGCAAACACATTCTCACCTCTTGTACCCATCTCTTGATAGTACAGTGCAAGCATCTTGTCAGACTTCTTCTCTGACTTGATGATGGACTCAACCAATGTCTTAACATTTACATCCTTAAGAGATGTATCTGCCATGACCTGCAGTCTCAAAGCTTGAAAGTAAAAGTCATCCTTCGACCTCTTCAACTGCTGTTCAAAGGTAGGCATACTAAAGTATGTAGTATTCTTTCTTCGCACCTTGTCATGCTCACCACGAATCATACCATTGGTGCAGAAGAAATCTATAGCACCAAAGAACACCATGTTAGAACATGAGCCATCTACACCATGTAGTGCAATAACTCTCTGACCAACTTTAGTCTGGTGTCTGTCGGTAGTTATGGTATGTGTTGAATCGGGTAGTGTCACATCCATCAATGCCCATGCATTTTGTCGTGCAACTCTCCAGTTAACTTTCGCATTGGCAAGCTCATCTTCGCCAAGATTGGAAAGCATTGTGTTGTGTACACCAG